AAGAAGAAGCTAAACGCGAACCAATAGCTACAAGAGAAAAAGACTTTGAGTACAAAAAGAAGCAAGGCGCATTAGCAACGCAAATATTGACCGGTGCTTTGCGTGATCCATCAGTTATAAATGCAACAAAAACAAATGCAAATGATGCTAGACAAGTTTTGCAAACTCTAAATGAGTTAATGATTAATCAGGGCGTTGATCCAGAAGCTGCAAAAGCACATATTGATCCGCTAATGAATGTTTTGAACACGCATCCAGAAAAATTGGCTGGTGTTCTAAATTACATTAATACAGCAGCAACTACTAGCGAAGCACAAGCAGGACGTAGAACGCCACAGCTTACTACTACTGCTGGTGGCGCACCTGCTACTTATACGGCTGAAAGCGGCACGATTGGAACACCGACAATTCAAGGCCAGCCACAAATGCAGCCTAGTCAACCGGCAGCACAACCAACAACGCAATCACAGCAATTACCTAAAATTGGTGGCGTTTCATTGTCGTATCCAGTTCGAAAAGCCGGTGATCTTCGTCCATTAGACCCTAGCGAAGAAACTGATAAAAAGAATCAACAAGCGCATCGTCAATCTTTACTTGAGCGTCAACGTGGTTTAACTTCTGCAGAACGAGTATCAGACGAAGTTATTAAAACTGCTGAAAAGCTTGAAAAAGAAGCATTTTTTAGCAAAGGCGGTGTAGCTGGAAACATTGAACGCAAATTGCGCATGTTTGCTGAAAGCGAAACGTATGACGCTTTGGCAAAAGACTTGGCTAATCAAGCATTGGCTAACGCTAAAGTTTTGGGTACGTCTGAAACTGTTGGCGGTTTAAATATGGCTGAAGCTGCAACAGGTTCAATTAAAGTACCGCCTGACGTTTTGATTCAAATTGCAAGAAGAAACAAAGCAAACCAAATTGATATTGATTTACAGGCAAAAGCTAAGAATTCATTTGCTCAACAATTTGGCGATAACAATGGCGCAACATTTGACCAAATATGGCGAAACAATAGTGACAGTAAATTGTTTGAGGCTATGTCAATTGAGAAATCAAAGATGCCATACAAAGAAAAACAAAATGCTTACAAAAAGCTTTTTGAAGGTTTGTCGCCTGAAGATTTAGCCGACTTTAAAAACAAAAAAGCAAACATTGATGCAATGGTAAACGGTAACTTTACCGGAGTTAAATAATGGGTGCGCTTGATGATTTCTTGTCTAGTAGACAGCCTGAAACTAAGGATACAGCTTTTAAAATAGCTCCCGAAGTTCAGCAAAAAAGGGATCAGGGCAGAATGCAAATTCTGCAAGGCGAACTTGACCAAAACACGACTGATTTAAATAGTCCTGATGCGGATACTCGTCGCAGAGCGCAAGCTAACATTGAGATGATCCGTCGTGAGATGGGCGGGGTTAAACAGCCATCAAAACCTGCGCAATCAACTAGTGCATTAGATGATTTTTTAAATCAATCTCAGGAACTTGGCCCACCGGTTAAAGTTGAAAGCAGCGGCGGCGTTAAGGCGGCATCAATACCGCAAATGCCACCTACTCAAACGCCGCAAGAACCAACTGGCGTAAGAACTAGAGGCGGTGTGCCTGTAAAAGACACTAGTGACGTTTTAACTGGTGCTATGGGTGGTTTAGCTAGAACTATTGGCGGAGCGGCTAGAGGTGCTGTAACTTCGGCTTTGGGCGTACCTGGCGATATTAATAAACTGATTGTTGAAAACATCGGTTCGGCGTTTCCTAATGCACCGGCAGCACCAACTACTGAAGAAATACAGAAAGCATTACCAGGCCAGCCAACTACGCAAGAAGGCAAAGTAGCGCAGCAATTAGGTGCATTTTTACCTGTACCTTTAGTTCCTAAAGTACCAGCAGGTGCAAAAGCTGCGATTGAAGCTCAATTTGCTGAAAAAGTTGCTCCTGTTGCGCGTATTGAACCAACTATGAAAGCGGGTGTTAAACCTGCGGTTGCTAAAGTTCAGCCAGCGGCTAATCAGCCGATTATGGCTGGCGTAGGTGCGGCTAAAACTGCTGACGCTTCCACATTAGCTGAAGCGGTAGCTAGGGCGACTCCTGAACTTAAAGCAGAACTGTCAAAAGTTAAGCCTGGCGATTTAAATGTTGAAGCTTTAAATAGAATTATGGAAGCGGATCAACTTCCGGTTCCACTTCGTTATACAGAAGGCCAAGCTACTCAAGACCCAAAAATTTTAAGTGATGAAATTAACATTCTTGGTAGCGAGAAAAAATACGCTGATCGATTAAATGAACAAAATGCAGTTTTGCATGAAAACGTTGATTTAATGAGAGATAGAGTTGCGCCAAACATTAACACTACAGATTATGTGCATGATGCTGAAAACGTTATTGAGCGCGTCAATAATTTTATTAAAACAGACAACGATGCTATTACTAAAGCATATAAAGATTTAGAAGAATATGGCGCAGGTAAAATTCAAGTTGATAGCAAAACATTTGCTAAAAATGCAAATAAAGTTTTAGCTGAAGGCGATGATGCTGAATTTTTGCCTTCCGTAATTTCTAAAAAATTAGAAGATTACAATAACGGAAAAGCAATGAATTTTAATCAGTTTGAGAATTTGCGTTCTCAAATTGCTAAAGAAATTCGCAAAGCACAAAAAGCTGATGATGGTAATGCGGTTCATGCACTTGCGTTGGTTCGTTCACAACTTGAGCAAATGCCTTTGCTTAATGAAACTGCTGAGGCTAAAGTTTTAGCTGATAAAGCACGTAGCCTTGCAAAATCACAATTTGATTTACTTGATAAAAATCGTGATACGTATAACCCGCTTTATGAAAAAGTATTTAATGGCGGTGCTGATACAAAAGATTTAATTCAGTCATTGGTTTTACGTGGCAAAAATGCTGATTTTAATAAAGTTTTGGAATTAGCTAAAAATGATCCAACAACGCTTGAGCATTTGCGTTCTGGTGCATTAAATTCAATTGTTAGAGATTCAACAACGCAAGACGGTAAATTTAAAGCAGCTGTTTTTGCTAAGAAAATTCGTGATCTTGATTTAAATAAACGACTTGAGCCGTTGTTTGGCGAAGAAGCTAAAACGCTTCGGGCTATTGCAAATGCTGGTGTTACAGTTAACGCAAGGCCAGCCGGCTCATTTGTAAACGAGGCAAAATCCGGTGTTGTCGGCGTTCAAATGGCAAAACAATTTATTGCAGAGCAAGCAAAATCAATTCCTGGCTACGGAATGATTGTGCAACCTGCGGCTAAAGTTTTGGGTGAAAGAAAAATTTCAAAGCAAGTTGAAAAAGCTTTAAAGCCAGGTGCTGGCGTTAAGCTGTCTGATATAGGGAAGAAAAAATGAGCGTCAATCTTTCGCCGATAGGTAACGGCTTTCAGTTCTTTACAACTTTGGGTGAACCGTTATCCGGCGGTTTTATTTATACTTATCAGGCTGGAACAACGACTCCGCTGCCTACTTATACGACTTCATCCGGAACTATAGCCAACACCAACCCTATTACTTTAGGGACGGATGGTAGGCCACCACAAGAGATTTGGTTAAGCTCTGGTTCTAACTATAAGTTTGTTCTAACGGACTCAGCCAGCGCGGTTATAGCTACCTACGACAATCTTTATGGCATCTTGGGTAGTTCTTCGTCAACAACAGCTGTGCCGACTGGTTGTATTTTGATGTGGTCGGGTTCAATAGGATCAATCCCTAGTGGGTATGTTATTTGCGACGGTACGAATGGAACGCCTGATCTTCGTGATCGTTTTGTTGTCGGGGCTGGTACTTCTTATTCGGTCGGTAATAACGGCGGTTTTGCGTCATCCGGAGTGGTTACATCCGTTGGCACAAACAATCCGCTCTATTACGCTTTAGCTTTCATTCAGAAAACATAAGGTGTCGGAAATGTCTGATGTGGATATGTTCAAATACGGTCAGCTAGTGGCCCAAGTTGATGCCTTAGATAAAAAAGTTGATTCTATGGACAAAGACTTAAAAGAATTGCTTGCGCTGGCTAACAAAGGTCGTGGAGGCATGTGGTTTGGCATGGTCTTTGTTTCGGCTGTTAGTGCTTTGTCTGGCTATATAACCCACATACTGACTAAAAATTGATCCGCTAACCATTCTTGCTGCTGCGAAAATGGCGGCAGCTGCTATACGTCAAGGCTGCGAGTTATACCAAACAGCTAAAGCGGATGGCATGGAACTGGTTGATGCTTACGGTAAAGCTAAGGACGTTGTTGCAGATATTAGTGGGCATTTAGGTGGGTTTTTTAAAGCACATGAACAGTTAGAAAAACATGTGCATGAGGAAGAATTAAAGACCAAGAAAGTTCGTGATCCTGAACTGTCTGTAAATCAGGAAGCATTTAACCGGATACTTGCGCAGAAAGAGATGATTCGGTTAGAGACTGAATTGCGCGAAATGATGGTTTACCAAGCACCAAAAGAACTAGGTGCGATTTGGTCAGAGTTTGAAGTAATGCGGGATAGGGTTAAAGCAGAACGTGCAGAGGTTCAACGTCAAGAGTTACTAAAGCAGCAGGTAGCGCAATGGCGACGAGCCAAAATAAAAAAGCAGATAGAAAATCAACTGACTTCAATTTTCGCAGTAGCGTTCGTGATAGCGTGGTTCCTATGGGTGATGATTCTAATAAGGACGAGCCACACATTTCGTGGACAGTATTCTTTGCCGTACTGGTGGTGTGCCTTGTGCTAGTTATTGTTTTACCTGCTTTGGGCGTTATGTACATGGATATGAACAACGCAACTATCAGGGCGATGGAAGAAACCAAGAAGATGCGTGAGTTAAGAACAAAGATACTTTTAGAAATTCAGGGGGAGTAATGCTAACAATCTTCAGCACTTTGGTTTCATTCCTAATGGGTGGTTTGCCTAAAATATTTGATTTCTTGCAGGATAGATCAGACAAGAAGCACGAAATACAGCTTGCGCAAATGCAGACAGAACGTGAGTTACAAATGGCTGCGGCAGGGTATGTAGCACAGCAAAAGATAGAAGATATAAAGCTGGACGAGATACGAACGCAGACAGAGGCTGACAACAAACAGGCTTTGATTGGTGCGCAACAGGCTGAGATGGCTGCTATCTATGCGCATGACGCAAGTTTGAACGAAGGCACTAGCCAATGGATGAAGAACCTAAGAGCGTCGGTTAGACCGGTTATTACGTATGGTTTCTTCTTTTTGCTTGTGGCTATAGACGCTACATTAGCTTACAAAGGTCTGACTAGCGGCACAGACTTTAATGTACTGGCTAACCAGCTGTGGGATGATGAAACCCAGGCTTTGTTTGCTTCGATTATTGCGTTTCACTTTGGCGGTCGGGCGTTTGGCAAATGATTAGCCCCAAAGCTATAAAACTCATACAGCACCATGAGGGAACCAAGCTTAAGCCTTATCGTTGCCCTGCGCATTTGTGGACTATTGGCACAGGCCATGTGATGTATCCAGAGCAAGGCGCAATGAAGATAGAAGATCGAATGCAGTTTGAGTTAAAACCAGCTGACAACAGAATATTTACGAGGGAAGAAGTCGATGCAATATTGGCGAAGGATTTGGAGCGTTTTGAGCGCGGAGTTCTTAAGTATTGTCCTACTGCTAATAATCGTCAAAACTGGATGGATGCTCTTGTCAGCTTCAGTTTCAATGTCGGGCTTGGCACTTTACAGCGCAGCACACTCAGACAAAAGCATAATCGCGGTGATTACGAAGGTGCTGCCGACGAGTTTTTGAAGTATTGCAAAGCTGGTGGTAAAGTCTTGAAAGGACTTGAGAACCGCCGCAAAGATGAACGATTACTTTATTTAGGGGACTGAAATGGCAACAAACTTTAAGATTACTAAAGGCGAATCCAAGAAGCACGAAGCTGCTGAAAAGCACTACGTTGTGCAAAAAGATTACGAAAAGGAAGTTAAGCGCGTAAACGAGCTAAACAAAGAACTCAAAGAGCATGAGCGTCAACCGCTTGGAATTGCGCATCCGATTCCTGCTTTGCGTCACAAGTAGAGTTCTTTTTGCTTAGGTAGGGGCTGACGCTGCGAAAGTTCAAGCAATCTTCGCAACGCCAACCTCTACACAAGCCTGGTTGCTTGTAACCGCCAGATTCAGGCTTTTTACGCTGGCAGGTGGTGCAAAAGCGTTTAATCATCTAAAAGCAGCATTTTCAAAATTGCTGAAGTTATAAATAAACAGCAGCCAGCACCAATTAAAAATATTGCTACGGCTAAAACGCCGATCAAAACTTCGCTTAATATGTCCATTATTGTTTTCCTATGCTTTCAATACCTGCCACAGTCATGTGACGAAACTTAGCCCATTTGCGTTGATATTCAGGGTTTTCGGTCGGTGGTATCCAACCATAAACTTTGCGCCAACGGATAGTCACATCTGTGGTGGCTGGCGTATAGATATAGCTATCAGCTACGTTCATGCCATTATTTGATTGTTTCATGCGTTTCCTTTCGCAATCAACTTATAAAGTTTGTAACGTCGGTCAGCAGACCATTTGTCTAAGATAACATAGCCGCTTCTACGCAGCTCTCCGACCCTAGTAGCTAGTTTCATAGTACCGGCTTCATTTAACGCGTCTAAGGGGCTTTTCCAACCTTTCTTGAGGCAATCTAAGATGGCTTGACGTTGGTTCATAGCAGATACTCCACGATGGTTTCAGCAAAGATCACAAGGGCGATTACGAAAGCTATGGTTAGGCGCGGGTAATTAGTAGTCATTTCCAGTCCGCCTTTTCCGCTTTCAGAATATTAAAAGCTTTTTGTAGTTTTTCTAATTCTTCCGCCATTTCTTCGTAAGACTTGCGCAAGGTCATATAATCATCGCGCAGATAGCCAAAGTTGCGTTTTAGGATAGCAACGTGGTACAGGCCAGCACCAAAGTTATCAAGTTCAACGCCAAGTTCTCGGCTTAGTAATTCTGTGTTTTGTGTGGTTGTGTCTGAAATGACTTGATGTATATCTTTAAAACCCATGATTTCTCCTAAGTAAAGTCGAGTGCTGCTGAAATGAATATTAATCTAGCTTAATGTTTAGTGTCAACAACTTTATTGATAACTTAAAACTAACACATTGATAAGTTAAAAAAAGGAAGGCCAGCCGCACGCTTGTTAAAACCGGCCTTCCAAGGGGAACTAGATGTTGTTTTTAACGCGATAGAAGGCAAGCAGGTGGCTAAACATTAGCCAGGCCTTCTGCATGTCTGATTCGTCGTGCTTAATGATTTTGACGTTGCCCTGTAGGTCAACATAGACGTTGGCACAAAGCGCGTCAGGAAGCCCTAAACCGACCCTGTAAGCTGCCAATTGCATCAATTGTTCGTCATAAGCTGCGGTCTTTTCGTCAACGACTTCCTTGGTTTTAAAGTCGATAACAATATCTTCGCAATGAAGGTCAACTTTGCCGCCAAAACCGTCAGCTGCAAACGATTTCTCAGTAACCCAGTTCTGGCTACCAAACTCTTTGATAACTGCAAAATAAGTTTCTTTGGCAAAGTCAGGAAATTCACGCTGCTTTTTATTGAAATAATCCTCAATGACATTGTGCATGTCCGTGCCACGGTCAGCAGCTTCAGAACTTGTTTCCTTGCTTACCTTCATTATCCGGCTAAACCATTCCTCCTCAGGTTCACCGTCAAGCCTTGGAACGCTTACCGCAGCTTTTAAGACTTGCTGTTGCTTCCACAAATCCAAGCCTGGCGCAGACGCAACCCGCAGGATTGTTGTGACGCTAGGTACTAGATCATGTTCCCTAGCATCCCGCAGCGTTGTGTCGCGTTCTTTACCGTTCTTGCCAACGATGGTGTACATAGGACTTCCGTCAGATTTCTTATACCAATGGCCAGCCATTATTTTTGCTCCTTCGCAGGTCGCCCACGTTTCTTAGTAATTATTTCGCCAACTTCGTCCCTAGTTTCTGCTTTTTCAAACTCTGTAATTTGTTCTATAGAGACAACCGGCAATGTAATCATCATTTGTTTAAATTCACCGCACCAGTCGCCACCCGACTTAACTTCTACTTTCGGGTAGCGTTTGCATGATCCGTAATGACCATCGTGCATATAAAACTTACAGTCTTTGCAGTTCATGGCTATTCCTAGAAAGGTATATCGTCGTTGCCAAAATCATCTGACGATGACTGAGGTTGCTGGGTAAGCGCACGATATTCTGGTGAACTCATAATCATTTTCTTAATGCTGTCTGACAAAGAATCAAACTTTGCGCTGTCAAACTTATTAAGGTCAAAGATTGATATTTCGTTGATACCTTCTGGCAATCCATGTTTTTGCACTATTGCAGGTACAGCAGATAAACCCTCAACTGATGCGCGGGTTTTGCCGTCTTTTTGATAAGTGGTTACGTTAATCATTGCAAACTTGCCTAGTATGTTTTCAACCTTAAAGCCTTCAGGCATTTTGCTAAAGTCTAGGTTTAACCATGTTTGCAGGTGCTTGCGCAGCGTGGCTTTTTCGCCAAGGCTTGCGTTGTAGTATTTGGTCACGATCAACGGCTTACCATCGTCATTAACTAATGGCATACCTTTGTCATCCTCGCCATGCAGCTCAAAGTAAAAGATCATTTTACGAGCGTAGGTAGCTTTACCTTCCCATTCGCCTTGTTGGGTTCCAAGGTCAACAATCTTGTAAAGTCGGCCAAGGTGGGATCCAGGCGGGGAGTTTTTGAATTCTTTGCTGCTGCTGTAATTAGTCGTTGAAATTAACATTTTTGTTATCCTTAGTTGAGTAAGATGTTTTGCCGCAAGCCCAACGAATCAAGCTAATTTCGTCAGGTTCTAGCAGCTTTTCAATTTTCCAAAGAACTTCTTCAAGTCTTTGTTCTACTTCGTCATTAAGTAATTTTTGAGCGTTCATAAGTAAAGTCTCCTAGATGTATGCCGTAAATTCACGACAGGAAACAGGTTAAGCTAGATTAATTGACGAGTCAAGCATTTATTGTTAATCTACGTTAATGAATGATTCCCAAATAATTGATATGTTAGGTGGCCCGACAGCTATTGCTAAACGGTTAAATATTTCACCGCCAGCGGTATGCGTGTGGCGTAAAAACGGCATTCCAGACGATAAGCGTGTGTATCTGGCTGCAATGATTGAGGAAAAAAGCGAAGGTCTAATGACCAGAAAGGCTATGTTTCCAGCTATGTATGCGTGGATTTGGCCTGAAATTTCGCTGAAACACACTAAATGATGCAAATAGTGATAGTGTACTGGTACTAATCTCACTCCGCTTCCTTCGGCGACTTTGGCCTCAAGAATGTACTTGAGGCTTTTTTTTAACTATGCTATCTTGTGCCTGTCTATGTGTCGGGCATAAGACAAAAATCAAAGCCTTTTAGCTTTGGTTCTCTACCCTTAGGGGCGTGCCCGACACACGCAAGAGAGCCAAGACTAAAGGGCTTTTTTGCGTTTAGGCTATTGTTTGTTGGTGAATGCGTAGGCTGATACGCACTCGATTGGCCGATCAGCGCTGCGCGAGATCGTAACGAGAGCAGAAAGTCGGAGATCAGCACCGGCCACCAACAAACAGTAGCTTATAGACCGTTCTGGTCACGTCAGCAGAGAGCCTAAATGGGCTGCCACCAAGAAAACATTGGCTTTTCCGCACCCGAAAGCAAGCCACGTAGCCTGTCAGCGAGGGACTACACAAGTTAGGAAGGCCATGGTGAGACAAACTTCCTATCGATGAATCGCTGCCTTATGGGTTTTCTAGTCTATAACCGGAGTCATGGATATGGATGGGGACAAGTGAAGAAGCGTAGGAAACTACAGGCTTATCACCCTTGGGAAACCTATTCTTAAAATAAAACATAAAAATAAATTGCAGAAAATGCTTGACGTAAAGATTAAGCAGCCTTAATAATATGCACAGGAGGAAATATGAATAAAGAATACACGCCAGCAGAAGCTAAAGCATGGCTTCAAGGATATGACGAAGGTAGAAGATTTGCGGGAAATGGGTTAGACCTTCCTTTGGTTAGATTAGATGAATTTTTAACAATGATTAAAGGTTCAGAAAATTTACGTGGCAAACCTGTGATGCGAACTGCTTGGCCTATGGAAGAAATAAATTCTATTGCCGAAAAAAATGGGGAGGAGTTATGAGCGAACCAGTGGCTTATATCAACGTACAAGAACGTAAACTTGAATGGGCAACTCCTATGCGATGGGAAACGCCGACAGTAGTGAAGATGGATAAAGTTCCGTTGTACACCGCCCCACCACAGCGTGAATGGGTAGAGCTGACGGATGAGGAAATGTTTGACATTTATGGACAGAACCACATAGGCAAATTATGTAATCTTGGGCGATTAGTTGAGGCCAAGCTAAAGGAGAAGAACACATGAGCGCAGCAATCACACCAAAGCAGATGGTGGACTTTATTATGAAAACTTTAGACGAATCAGTGGAAGAATTTCCAGTTGAAGAAAGAGAAGAAGCTAAAGCCAATATATTAGAAGCATGGGGTGGGTCAATGTTTAATAGCGGTGGCCCATCAAAGGATAAAAACCGTGTTTGACGAGTTCTGGAAACTTTATCCGCGAAAGGTAAGCAAGCGTGTTGCTCAAAAGATTTGGGAGCGCATGACCAAAGACGAGCAAGAAGCTGCATTTGAAGCTTTGTCGGTGCATATTAAGTATTGGCGGTTAAAAGAAACAGACACAGAATTTATTCCACATGCAAGCACTTGGCTAAATCAAGGCCGCTGGGAAGATGAATTAGATATGCAGGAAAAGAAACCGCCAGCGTTGCCTTGGTATTCAGACGAACAATTAACTATGGCAAAGGCTAAGGAGGTTGGGGTCAATCCATTGCCAGGCGAAAGCTTTAGCGAGTTGCGTAAACGTATTGCAGAAAAGATTAGGGCATTAGCTTGAGCGAAGAATTTAGGCATCAATGTGAAGTTAGATATGTATTGCAGCTGCGAGTAAAAGGTAGGCAACCGATGCTTGATTATTTAGCGGAAGTAAAGAAGTGGCGAAGTACCGACAAACTAGAAAAAGATGCGCGAGAACAATGGAATAAAGGTAATCGAGGAAATGAAGGGGATTGGAAATGACTAAAGAAGAATTTGAAAAATGGAAAGAATGGTATTTATCGCCTCCAATTAATTACCGAGAAGTTTACGGTGATGCTTTTGTTTGGACTGAACAAGAACGTCAATTAATGGTTTTGCAAAAAATAAAAAATAATCAAGGCAACAATAATGGAACTTGAAAACTTAAACGATTCGCGGGTAGAAAAAGCATTAATTTATTTAAGCAGGACTGATCAAGAACATGCCGAATTATCTGGCGAGGTTAAACGGTGCGAGGAAGCCATTAAACAGGCTAAGGCGCATTCATTTTTACTTGCTAGTGGTACGGTAGCTGAAAGGGAAGCGCAAGCCATAGACAGCCCTGGATACGAGAACGCAGTAGCTGAATGGGTTGAGAATTACAAGCAATTTAAAATTTTGGATAACAAACGCCAGCACGAAATACGCATCACAGAGATTTGGCAAACGCTATCCGCTAACCGCAGAAAGGGTTCATTATGAGAGTGACGCACGTTGACAACAAATTGTTAGATTTTTTACGTCGTGAACTTGATTTGCATACCGATAGACAAATAGCGGAATTGTTACAATTAGGGTTTCCAACTATTAGCAAGATTAGACACGGTGCGCCTATTTCTGACACAGTTATTTTACGAATTCACGAACGCACCGATATTCCTGTGTATGTAATAAGAGAACAAATTGAATAAATTCGAAGATATGGAGCCAGCAAGGGACAACACGACTGGCGAAAGGTATTGCAGCAATTGTGGGTTGACTAAAAAAACAGTCGGCGGTTATTGGAAGATAGCAGCGAATGGCAAAACTAGACGCTGGCTTTGCGCACCATGTAGCACTAAACGATTAAATGTCAAAAAATAAGAAGCATTACAGCAGAGTT